GGTGGCCTCGGATTTATTCAGCGTTACAAAGGTTAACTATCAATTTTCAATAGCTTTTTTATTAGGGTTCCTAGGACTTAAAGGAGTCGAGTTAATGCTATCCAAAGTATTAAAGGATAAGCCGGCCCCTAAAAAGCCAATAGTAAAAAAGGCGAGAAAAAAGGTTAAGAAATGAACTTACAAGTAATTAAATATTATGTAATCGTTCTAGTCTCGGTAACGTGCGTTATCCTATCTATGTCCGCTTTAAAGGAAATAGAAATAGCCCAAAACAAACTAGACGAAGGTAAGAAAATAGCCTACTATCTTAGGTCCTCTACTGACTCTTTAACTTACTACGCGATAGCTTATACAAGTACAAAAGATTCTAGTTTCCTAGATACATTTAACAAACATTTACAAAGGAGAAAACAAAAGGTTTTTAGCTTAGATCAAGAAGCGCAAGTATTTTACAATAAGGGCCTAGAAATTAGTAACCAATTAGCCAAGAATATAGAAGAGCCGGCCTTTGACAGTTTAAACTCTACGGCATTTTTTAGTAAGGAGTATTTAAGCTATAAGGCTAACATTTATACTAATATAGAAGAGTTAAGAAACTCTATTACTGATAAGGCTAAAAATAAGCTAGAAATTGAAAGTAATTTATTAAGTATTTATATTTATTTACTTTGTCTTACGATAATGTATTTAATAGTAGAGGTAAAAAATAATAACGAGAAACAAATTAAGAAAACAGTTAAACGCAAAAAGAAATGATAAAGAATTTTATTTGGCATTTATTAAGCGATAAGTCTCCATTAAACGGAGCGATAGCGATAGGAGTAGGGGCTTTTATAATGATGTGCGTCTTTGCGGTCTCCGATATAGGAACCGGACTATTCCAAAAGCACCTAGTAGTAAGCGATACAATTTACCACAGTTTCGTAGCCATTGTATTTGCGGCGTTCTTTAAGAGTCTTTACGAGAATATAAAAGGAAACAAAAACTTATAATATGAAGTTAAGCGAACACTTAGAATTAGCGGAGTTAATCCGTAGCGAGTCAGCAAAGAGACAAGGAATTTCTAATATGCCAAGTCCCGAACATATAGAGAACTTTAAGTTACTAGCCGAAAAGGTATTCGAGCCTATTCGAGTTAATTTTCGTTGCCCGATCCATATTTCGAGCGGTTATAGGTCCAAGGAGTTAAATAAATGTATCGGAGGATCTGCGACTAGTCAGCATTGTAGCGGCGAAGCTATCGATATAGATATGGACGGAAGCCTACAAGGAATTACTAACAAAATGGTTTTTGATTACATAAAAGAAAGCCTAGAGTTCGATCAATTAATTTGGGAGTTTGGATCGGACAGTAATCCGGATTGGGTTCACGTTTCCTATGAGTCTACGGGTAAGCAACGTAAACAAATACTTAAAGCTAAAAGAGTTAACGGTAAGACAGTTTACGAACCGTATAAATAAAATGATTTCCCGCTCCGCTATTGACTTAATACTTCAATTTGAGGTAGAAAATAAAAACTACTATAATAAGTTTTTATTTAGGCCAAGTTATCGGGGAACGGGGATTATAATAGGAATAGGCTACGATCTAGGAAATACCTATAAGACGCAGTTAATAGACGATTGGGACGGTAATATTAATCCAAACTATTTCCCGCTATTATTTAGGGTTTTAGGGCTTAATGGTAATCCGGCTAAACAAATGCTAACTTCGGACCTACTTAAAGTAACTATTCCCTATTTAAACGCTTACGAGGTCTTTATAAAGAGAACGATCCCTAGAGGGTATAGTATGGCTAAATTTATTTATCCACATTTAGACGATTTAAACGCTAATACGAGGGGGGCTTTAGTTTCCTTAGTACTTAGTAGGGGAAATAGATTAGAGGGCGAGGATAAGGCGGAAATGAGGGAAATAATAGACTTTACAAGGAATAGGGATTACGAGGGCATAGCAGACGCCTTAGAGCGATCTAAAAGACACTTCGAGGAGAAAGGCCTAGACGATCAAGTTAAGCGAAGGGAAGCGGAAGCGGACCTAGTTTTATCTAGCCTTTATTAAATATCTTCATAACGTTGATTCATACACGACGTCCGGCCTCCGTTTCTACGGGGGCTTTTTGTTTGCTAAAACTTTAACAAAACTTTAACGTTTGAGGTTATTTGGGGTATTATTTAACAAACTTTAACAAAAGTTTAACAGTTAGGATTTGTTTATATCGTATACATTGTGTACCTTTGTTTATAATCGAGAGACACTCGTTAAACTGTCTAACGTTATGAAGTTATTTGACAAGATCGAATCGCACCCTTTAGTAGAACAATTCTACGAAGACTCCGACGGCTATTGGGCTTCCCTAGTAGACGGGTACACTTTGGAAGGCGCAACGCAAGTACACGAAGAGACTCTAACCGAAGTATGGGCGTCCTTAAAAGACGTTTGCACTATTGAGGAGTGGGAAACAAGGTGGAACGCTGAATAAGTAATAGGGGGTTCCCCCGCCCCCTTACTTTTAACAAAACATTAAGAAATAGATTTGGTTAGTATGTATACAATGTATACCTTTGAGAAACAAAAGCAAACGTTATGAGCAAATATTTAGGATTTATTAATGAGCCTAGCTTACCTAGAGCAATCTTTAAAAAGGGTATTTATGATTCTACTTTAGACGGTAGTAAAGTAACGGTAGAACACGCAGTTTACTATATCTATTTAGATATGCCAAAGCCAAACGCTTTCTTTGACGGAAGGCCGGAGCCAACGGGTAAGTATTTTTATCCGTCTTCTTTAAATGATAAGATCAAAGAGTATACCGATAAGGGGTACGACGTTTGGGTTCGTGGTAAGGGTAAGAATAATATTAAATAAACGGGGGGACGGCCGCGCCGAACATATACGTTATGAAGGATCTAATAAAAACAATGAAGGAGACAATGGCTAGAGTCTACTGTCTTAAAACGGGTTGGGATTACGATAATCTTAGCCCTATTAAGTCCGCTATAATTAAAGCGTACTGTAATCAATTATTTATTAACAATGGGGACGAAAGTAAGGCCCTAGGTATTTTAGAGAAACAAATCGATTCGTTCACTTTTAAAATTAATGAAGATGAAATATAAAGAAGATATAGAAGTTTCAACTATGAAGGGAGTAATAATATTTATCCTTTGTATGATTATAGGCCTCTTAGCTGATAACCTATAAATCTATTAAAATGCAAAAGTTAAAATATCTAAAAGACATAGAAGCAATTACTTGCTTACTTCTTGTAGCTATGGAGTTTACTAGGCCCGAAATAAAAAAAATGATTTCGGACGATATACCCAATAACAAAAAGTTAAGCGATTTCGCTAAATATGAACTCTTAAAGTTCTTAAATCCAAATATTATACAAGATTAAAATAAACTAAATGAAGGATCTAATAACGGTAAGGGTTTTACCGGAAACTAAAACTCAATTAATAACCGAAGCGGACCTAGGTAATACTACTTTGTCTAGGGTAGCTTCTAAAATTTTAACTCAATACTATGAGCAAGATAAAAACACTAAGCCAAGTAAACAAGCTAGAGCGTCTATTAAATCAAGCAATAGGAAGGGAACTAATCCTAAGAGCGGATCTAAATAGGTGGCGGGCTTCCGGTCCCTACGACGTAAATCGATTATTTAGCCACGAAAACGATATACTTTTAAAATTGGCTAGAATAAACTCGATACAACGTAGGATCTTAGATTCCTTAATGGAAAAACTAAAGGACCTCTATTTACAAAGCAATTTTAAGCCCTTAGAGAATGAAATACTTAATTAAAAACGAATACTTAATACAGTTAGAAAATGACGAACTTAAACAAAGAATTAAAGACAAAGACGACGAAATCAAGCGACTTCGTCGGGAACTCGAAACTCAAAGACTTAGTAGCGATACGGTACAAAAGCAAGATAAGCGAAGAGACAATCGATAGGGCGGTTAAAATATTTGTAGACGTATGTATTTACTACGACGTTACGATCCTAAAAGTTAGGGCCAAATATAGAGGCGCTAATATGGTAAAGGTCCGCCAAGTAACTTGCTACGTTATCAAGGAGAAAACCGATTTACCCTTTTGGTATATTGCCAATATCCTAGGAATAGATCGTAGTACGGCTAGCCATAATTATTCCTTAATAAAGGATCTAATTAACACTAAGCAAGGGGAAGAGTTAAAAAAAGATATTAACAATATTTTAATAGTTACTATCTAGTTATTATCATTAAATTGCTATAAATTAGCACAAAATTAAACGTTATGAATCAAATTGAAAAGGTACAAAGTACTATTAGTTTTAGTAAGGAGCAACTAGAATTAATAAAATCGCAAATCGCTCCGGAGGCTACTAACGAGGAATTACAGTTATTCCTCTATACCGCTAAAAGGTCCGGCCTAGATCCATTGGCCCGCCAAATCTACTGCATACATAGAAGCGTAAAACTTCCGAACGGACAGTACGGTAAGAAAATGACCGTCCAAACTTCGATAGACGGATTTCGCGTAATAGCTGAAAGGTCCGGTTTATATGGAGGACAAGGCGAACCGATCTTCGAGTATAGTCCCGAAGGCGAAGTAGTTTCTTGTAAAGTCTCAGTCTATAAGTTCAAAGGAGACGTTCGCTACGAAGCGGCCGTAGGTGTCGCGTTCTTTAGTGAGTACGCTCAAACGGACCGAAGCGGTAATCTAACCGGCTTATGGGCTAGTAAAAAGCGTATTATGCTACAAAAGGTAGCGGAAGCCTTGGCGCTCCGTAAGGCCTTTGCGCAAGACTTAAGCGGTCTTTATACTTCGGAGGAAATGCCGCCGGTAGAAGAGACAGTAACGTCTCCTTACATTAAGTCGCACGATAACTTAGAAGACATAGAATTAGCTATCGAGTTATGTAATAATAAAACCGAGTTAAAGTCTTTGTATGATCTAAATAAGGATATTGTAAACGATCTAGAATTAGTCCCTTTATTTACCGAACGTAAAAAATCCCTTAAATAATGAACGAAATAACCCTAGGCCAATTAGCGCCAACGAAAAGCGAAATAGATCAAATAACGGAAACGATTAGACTCGAACTAGAGGACGGTCGTATAAATCCGGAATTTGTAGCCGTTAAGATAGCGGCTATCGAAAACTTCGCCAAGGCTTTAAGAGTAAAGTCCGAGGAGTATATTATCGACTTCCTAAGTAAGTGTCCTAAAGGGACCTACGATTACTTGGGGGCTAAGATTTCGCTAAAGGATTCGCAGACTTACGACTATGGAGCGTACTCCGAAAGGTGGGCCGAACTAGAAGCGCAGATCCAAGTATTAAAAGCCGAGCAAAAAGAAATAGAGGAAACCGGCAAGAAATTCGAGCGCGGAGTAATACCTCTAAAGTCTTATAAACAAACTTATTCATTAACTTTAACTAAATAATTTTATGATCGTAATTAATGTAGAACGCGATAAAATAGCTTGGACTCCGGTCCAAACTAAGAACGGATTAAAACACTACGGAAACTTAGCTATCGACCTATTAAAAGAAAAGGACGAGAAGGATAACACTCACTCCGTTTGGAATAACCAATCCAAAGAGGACCGCGCAGAAAAAAAGAAAAAAGAGTACGTCGGTCGCGGTAAGGAAATTAAGTTTAATCCGGAGGCTAAAAAGGAATATAGTAATAACCAACAAATAGACGATTTACCCTTTTAAATTAATAACGTTATGAAGACTTTATTTGACGAACTAGAGACGAAGGATTTTAAATGGTTTAATCAATATCACAAAGAGAACCCGCAGATTTACGAGTACTTTAAGCGTTATACGTTTAAGTCAATCGAGCGAGGATTTAAGAACTTATCCGCAGAATTTATCTTTAATATTATTAGGTGGGAAACTCCGGTAAAAGCAAACGGGGACGACTTTAAGGTTAACAATAACGCCAAGCCGTTTTACTCCCGCTTATTTATGAAGGAGTACCCTACTTACGAAGGATTCTTTAGAAAACGAGCAAGTAAAGCGGACGAAGTTTATATTTAATTACTTATATTTGTTATTGAGTGTAGGATACTCTATTTAAAACTTATTGGCCTTGATACGAACCCCTAATCCTACTAGGGGGGAGTAGATAGGCCACTTTTAATTTATGTCAAAGGATCCCGCGTTTTTATTTTACCCTAACGATTATTTAGGGGGAACTATGGGTATGACCTTCGAAGAGAAGGGAGCCTATATCGATTTACTTATGCTACAATTTAACCGAGGTCATATGACCGAACATATGATAGGTCATACGGTCGGTCAACTATGGAAAAACATTAAGGACAAATTTATCCAAGATCCTACCGGTTTATGGTATAACGTTCGGCTAGACGAGGAAAAAAGTAAAAGAATGGCCTTTACACAGTCTAGAAGGAATAATATTAAAGGAGTTAACCAACATACGCTAGGTCATATGACCTCCCATATGGAAAATGTAAATGTAAATGTAAATAAAGATAAAAATATAAATATAGATTTCGACTTCTTTTGGAATGATTACGACAAAAAGGTAGGCGATAAGAGTAGGCTAAAAAGTAAGTGGAATAAATTATCCGATAATGACCGAAATCAAATAATGAATTATTTACCTTTATACATAGACGCAGTTCCCGACAAACAGTTCCGCAAAAACCCCGAAACATTTTTAAATAATAAATCTTGGCTAGATGAAATCGTTAAACGAACTACTCCCGACTACAATAAACAATCTTACGCCGAGCGTGAGTTTGCCAAACTTAAGAGTCTCTAACGCTCTAGAAAAACACGAATTAAAAGTAATAGACGCGCTTCAAACTATGAGCGTCGGCCGTTGCTCTAGGATTGAAGTAAAAGAACACTTAAAAACTTGTCTACATTTTAGCGGGTGTACTATACCAACTCCGGAAGAGTTTGAGTTTATGGTAACTTTTGTAATAGACAACTATAAACGTTTTTGTCTAAAAGAGTTAGGTTGCGCCTTCGAAATGTACGCCCTAAATAAGCTAGACGTAGACAAAGCGATTAAGTTTACTCCTAAATTTGTAGGGGAGGTTTTAAGCGCCTACGAAAAAATAGCTATTAAGGTCCGTAGGAGCGTCGTAGTCGAGTTACCGGAGCCAAAGCCTAGAGAAGTGTCCGAAGAGGAAATATTAGCCTTAAATCAAGAATTTTGGGCCGACTCAAAGAGTAAGGACTTTAGGTTCCTAAATGCTAAAGCCTTCGACATACTTTGGAAACGTAAACAATTAAACGTTACGATCCTAACAAAAGATAAAGCCAACTCAATAAAAAGTAAGGTCCTAGCGTTCTACCGGACTAGACTACAAAATAAGGAAGACGAAGAGCGACTAACTAGCGAAGACTTTGTAAGGGATCAATGCAAGAAATATACTTTAATGCTATTTTATAACAATCAATTATAACAAATGTTTAAAGCGACAGTTATTTTTATCCTACAAATGATTTACTTTCTCCTTATTTCGGTCCCGTTAGCTTGCTTACTTCTTATTACTGCAAACGTCTACTTCGAGGTCAAAAGAGTAATTTATAAAAATAAATCCTAAATTTGGTTAATGACATTAAAGCCGTTACCCAAAGTACTAGAGCAAACTCAAAAGGTTTTTAACGCTTATGTTCGTAAAAGAGACGAAGACGAAACTTGTATTTCTTGCGGATCTAACTCGGCCAATCAAGCCGGCCACTATTTCCCCGTTAAAGGATTCTCTTCTCTTAGATACAACGAACTAAACGTTAATATTCAATGCGCGTCTTGCAATATGTATAAATACGGTAACCAAGCTATGTATAGAATAGGACTCGTAAGAAAAATAGGCGAAGACGCAGTAAAGAACCTAGAACGTCAAGCCGTAAACGATAGAGTCAAGAAATGGACGAGGGCCGAACTGTATGAAATAATAAATAAGTATAAAAATGGCGAAACTAAGTAACTCCGGTAAAGTAACCTTCGGCCGCAGAAAAGGCGGTAAGGCAACTAAAACTAAAGGACCTAAAGACAAACCTACTAAAGCCTACAAAGGCCAAGGCAAATAATAATTTTATGACTCCAAAAGAGAAAGCAAAAGAATTATATTTTAAAATGCATAGTCAAGAACAAATAGTTTCTAAAGAAGCTAAACAATGTGCATTAATAGCAGTAAAATATATATTAAATGTAATAGAAGTTCCAAGTATAAATTATAAATATTGGATTGAAGTTAAACAAGAAATAGAATTATTATGAATATTAACGAAATACGACCTAACCCGTCTAATCCCCGTTATATAACGGACGATAAGTTCAAGCAACTAGTAGCGTCTATTAGATCCTTCCCCCAAATGTTAGAATTACGTCCCCTAGTAATCGACGAGAATAATACAGTTCTCGGCGGAAATATGCGTCTAAGGGCTTGCATAGAAGCGGGCCTTTTAGACGTCCCCGTTAAACAAGTTATGAACTTTACCAAAGAACAAAAGGAAGAGTTTGTTATAAAAGATAACCTAGCCTTCGGCGCTTGGGATTGGGACACGCTAGCGAATGAGTGGTCCGTTTCTGCCCTCGTAGATTGGGGATTAGATTTACCTACCTTTGACAAAGAAGTAACGGAACCAAAAGACGAGACTAACGTTAAGGAACCGATAACTTGCCCGAACTGCGGGTTTAATCTTTAACTTTGCACTATGACAAATAATGACATATTAAAAAAGAATATGATAGAGGCCCTAGAAAAGTCCCTAGGAATAGTTACTACGGCTTGTAAAATGGTAGGAATGTCTAGAGAAACTCACTATCGTTGGCTAAGAGAAGACGAGGAATATAAAGAAGCCGTAGACGGTATAGCGGACCTTACTTTAGACTTTGTAGAAAGTAAACTACATAAACAAATTGAGAAGGGCGAAGTTTCGTCTACTATCTTTTACCTAAAGACTAAAGGTAAGAGACGAGGTTACATAGAGAAACAAGAAATAGAACACTCCGGAAATATGCAAGTAACTTGGAACGAAGAGAAGACTTACGAAAGTAAAACGAGTTCCTTATAATCCTAATATGAAGCTAACAGTAAAGCAAACGATCGCTTTAGACTATTTAGAGGACAATATAACAAACGAAGTATTATTCGGCGGAGGAGCCGGAGGAGGTAAGACTGCGCTTGGGTGCTATTTCCAAATTAAACGCAGATTAAAATATCCGGAGACTAGAGGACTTATAGGTCGAGCGGTCCTTAAGACACTTAAAGAAACTACCCTAGTTAGCTTTTTTCAAGTAGCTAAAATGCAAGGACTAGTAGCTAACCAACATTATAAATTAAACGGACAGTCAAACCAAATAGAGTTCTTTAACGGTTCCGTAATCTTATTAAAGGATCTATTTCAATACCCTAGCGATCCAAACTTTGACGAATTAGGATCGTTAGAAATAACCGATTCATTTATAGACGAGGCTAATCAAGTAACCGATAAGGCAAAGAATATCGTTAAGTCTAGGATTCGTTTTAGGCTAGACGATTACAACCTAATCCCGAAACAGTTATACACTTGTAACCCCGCTAAGAATTGGACCTACTCCGAGTTTTATAAGCCGGACCGAGACGCAGAATTAGAACCAAATAAAAAGTTTATTCAATCACTCGTCGACGATAATCCTTTTATTTCTAAACACTATAAACAAAACTTATTAACTTTAGACAAAGAAAGTAAGGAGCGTTTACTGTTTGGTAATTGGGAGTACTTATCCGATCCTTCAAGCCTTATAGACTATGATAAGATTATTAATAGCTTTAGTAACGATTTTGTTAGTAGCGGCGATAAGTATATTACTTGCGACGTTGCTAGGTTTGGTAACGATAGTACTGTTATCGGTGTATGGAGTGGGTACCGCGTTAAAGTTTATAGGTACTCTAAGAAGTCGATAGTAGAAGTAGCGCAGATCGTTAGACAATTAATGGCCGAGAACTCGGTCCCTATTTCTAACGTATTACTAGACGAAGACGGCGTAGGCGGCGGAGCGGTAGATATATTAAATTGCCGAGGATTTGTTAATAACAGTTCTCCGCTAGAAAACCCGATAAGTAGAACAAAGGATAACTTCGACAACTTAAAGAGCCAATGTTATTTTAAGTTAGCCGAGAAGATTAATAGCGACGAAATATTTATAGACTGCCCTTCTAACTTCAAGCAAATGATCGTAGAAGAGTTAGAGCAAATAAAGCAAAAGTCGGTAGATAACGACGCTAAGAAGGGAATTATCCCAAAAGATAAAGTAAAGCAACTTATAGGAAGGTCTCCGGATTTCTCCGATATGTTAGCTATGAGAACTTGGTTTGAGTTTAAGCCGAAGTTTGTCGTCGGGGTTTGGTAATTAAAATTTGTTAACTTTGAATAAATATTCTATTATGGGGTTATTTGATATATTCACGAATAAGAAAACGCTAGACACAGTTTTACCTCCAAATTTTAATACTGCGCAACAAATAGCAATCCAAAGAGGGATCGTTACTTGGCAAGGAGGAAACCAACAAGCATTCGTAAGAGACGGCTATCAAGCTAACGATATAGTTTACTCAATCATTAAACTAATAACGGACAAAGCAAAGCTAGCGCCGTTCCACGTTTATAGAGTAATAGACGAAGTTTCGTCTAAGCGTTATAAGGCTTTAATGAAGCAACCGGATAAGATAACTAATTGGCAAGAAGTAGCGGAACTGCATACTAAAGCCTACGAAATGTATACCGGAGACGCACGTCTTAACGAGTTACTAAAATATCCTAACGAGGAAGATACTTTCGCGGATCTAGTAGAGCAATATTGCGGATTTAAGTTAATGATAGGTAATACTTTCTTATACGCCAAGCTAATAGAAAGCGGAAACAATCAAAGCAAGCCTTACGAGTTATTCGCTTTACCCGCTCAATATATGGCGATTATAGCAGATATAGAAGTCTTCCCTCCTACTAGATTAGGTTATCAATTATACTACGGTAAAATGTGGTCCTTTGACGCTAAAGAAATTTTACACGATAAGTACTTTAATCCTTCTTGGACCGTAACCGGTAACCAACTTTACGGACAGTCTCCTTTATTAGCGGCTTCTAGGACTTTAACTAGATCCAACGAGGCAAAGACTGCGGCGGTTTCTGCGTTCCAAAATGGAGGACCGGCGGGAGTTTTATTTATGAAGGATCAAAGATTCGATCCGGCTAGCGGAGGTCAACAAGCGCAAGCGTTAAAGACTTCTATCGCACAAAAGGGAGGCGCTGAAAACTTTAATTCTATCGCGGTTTCTGCGTACGAAGTAGATTGGAAACAAATAGGATTAAGTCCGGTAGAGTTAAATATCATAGAGTCCGAAAAGTGGGATATGAAAGCCCTTTGTAATATCTACGGAGTTCCTTCGCAGTTATTAAACGACGCAGATAATAAGACATACAATAACCAACTAGAAGGCGAGAAAGCGTTAACTCTTCGTTGCGCTATTCCTTTACTAGATTCATTAAGAGACAATCTTAACCGTAAACTTCATACGGATTGGGGTTATAAGGGGACCGATATTTACGTCGATTACGATATTAAAGTCTATCAAGAATTAGAGTCTAATAAAACGGAGCAAGTAACTTGGTTAAATAATGCTTGGTGGATTCCGCCGGCGCAAAAGAATGAAATAATGGGTATAAAGACTCCTAGTTACGTTCCTACGGAGGATATGGAGAAACTATATATTCCTAGCAGTTTACAACCTACGGACCAATTCCAACCCTTAACACTTCCTAGCGATAACTTATAGTTATGATATGGCAAGACTATAAAAAACTTTATTGGAACGCATTAAAACAGTACTCCCCTACATTCAAAAAGGAGTTACAAAGGCAAGTAGATACCTACTGCAAGACGCAAGATTATAACGCTATTAGTAGTAAGGCAATTAAAAAGACTATTCAAAAGCTACATACTGCGCTAGGTACTAAAATGGCGGGGATCGCTTATAAAGACGTTAAGAAAGGAGTTAAATCCTTTTACGGTCCGTTAGAAACTAAATCGGAATTAGTGGATCTATGGGCCTATACTATTCTAGCCTATCTAGAAACCAAAGGACTAGAAGACTTAGCCGAGGGAATAACTGACACTACAAAAGAACAAATAAGAAGTTTTCTTATTCAAGCCCAAGAACAAAATTTAACGACGCAACAATCTATCGCACTACTAAGAACAAGCGGGATAACTAACTTTAGGGCCGAGTTAATCGCAAGGACCGAAACGGGAAGAGCGGCTAATATCGGATCGGTAGTAGGCGCAGTCTCTACCGGATTAGTTACCGTTAAAGAGTGGATAGCTACCCAAGACTCTAGAACTCGTAGGATTCCTAGGGATCAAACGGACCACTTAAATATGGACGGAGTACAAGTTCCAATAGATGCGACTTTTACAGTTAAAGGAATGAAATATATCGATTTAATGTTGCACCCTTGCGACTCTTCGGCGCACGCCGGAAACGTTTGTAATTGCCGTTGTACTTTAGGCTATGAAGCACAAAGAGACGGTTCGGGTAAATTGCTAAGACTAGAAAATAATCCGCCGCTAGGAGACGTCGGTAGGATTTGGAATATATTTAACGATACAACCGGAAGACAAATAAAGGATCTAATTGCGGAAGCGTTACGATAAAAAAAAATACTATAACTTTGAATTACGAATAATTTATTTAAGCTATGAAAAAATACCAATATAAAGACATAATAGCGCATAAGGCGGATCCTAGTTATTCCGTTATGGACGTAGATACTACGCAACGTAGAGTAAAAGCCGTTTGGGCGTGTACTGATAATATAGACTTAGATAATGATATTATCGTTCCGGAAGCGTTTACTAAAACAATTAGCGAACGCGGTCCAATGGGTAAAAACCTTATTTGGTCCTTAGTGGATCACTGCGCAGAAATGGAGTCGGCGATAGGTAAGCCCGAACAATTATATTTAGAGGGACATTATCTTATAGCTATTACTCCGATAGTAGAAACGGAGAAAGGGGAAGACATAATTAAAATGTACGAAGCCGGATTAATTAACCAACATTCAATCGGATTTAGTACTATTAATTCTAGCGTAGATAAAAAAGGAGTTAGAACTATTACGGAATTAAAACTATACGAAGGATCTGCGGTACTATGGGCGGCCAATCCCGATACTCCTATGATAGATTTTAAGAGCGAAGAGAAAAAAATAAACTTAAGCGATAGACTAGAGAAGTTAATAAAGGCCTTTAAAAATGGCCGTTTTACCGACGAAACATTCGCATTAATGGAAATAGAAATAAAAAGAATACAATCCGAAATCTTAGAAATAGAAGTAGTTAAAGAAATCACTCAACCCGCAATCGCAGTCGAGCCGGTAATAAACGAAACAAAATCTAACGAGGATTTATATAAGGCAATCAACAAATTTAATAACCTATTTAAAAAATAGAAAATGGAACTAGAAAATCAAATCGGCCAAATGGCTGAAAATGTTAAGTCTATCAAAGACGATACGACTAACGCAATCGCTGACTTAAAGTCGGACATTAAAGTAACCCGCGACGAAATGCAAAACCAAATCGACGGAGTTTTAGCCGCTCAAAAGAAAGCCGCTAAAAAAGAAGTTAAGTTTATGGACGAATTAATTATCGAGAAATTAGAAGGTAAATTAGACGAAATGGAGAAATCTATGAAGTCAAACGGTAAATATCGTATCGACTTAAGCGAAGCTAAGTCTATGACTTTATCCGCTTCATTAACCGGAGACGCGCAAGCCTCTTACGCTCCTAACGCTTCAATTTTACCAAGTCAAGCTATTAACTTCCGCGACTTGATCCCTACTGTTAGAAGTACTAGCGGTCTTTATGTATTTTACAAAGAGACGTCTACTACTAACAATATAGCGGCACAAACCGAAGGATCTAACAAAGGCGAGAATAGTTACGCATTAAGCGAAGTAAAAGTAGTTAACGATTATATCGCGGGCTTCTCTACATTCTCTAAGCAAATGGCTAGATCACTTCCTTTTTTAAGCACTACTTTACCTAGAATGTTAACTAGAGATTTCTACAAGGCTGAGAATAGCGCTTTCTTTTCAACTGTAAGTGCGGCCGCTACCGGTTCTACTACAACTGCGGAGACAGTAGACTTAAAGCAATTAGTAGACTATATCGGAAACCAAAAGAGCGCAAACTTCGTAGCTTCAGTAGCTTTAGTAAGCCCTAGTCAATTAGGTCGTTTATTAAAAGAGACTATTACTGCGGGTTACTACGCGGGTAGTGGTTCGGTTATCGTTAATCCTAACGGTGGTATGACAATTTGGGGAACTCCGGTTATCGCGGCTTCTTGGGTTACTGACGATAAAGTTCTTATTATGGATAATAACTTTTGTGAGCGCGTAGAAGTAGAAGGATTAGCTATTGAGTTCTCTTATGAGAACGCTAGCAATTTCCAACAAAATATGGTAACTGCTCGTATCGAGTGCTACGAAGACGTTAACTTAATGCAACCTACTTCGGCTATTTATGCTGACTTAGGAAACGTATAGTTTTAATGTATAGTAGATAATAAATTAGGGGTGTAGCTAAAAACTACGCCCCTTTTTTATATAAGAAATAAATGTTTAAATTTGTAAAAAAGAGGTTATGTATAATTTTATAATAGATCACTTTCTAGAGTACGACGGAGCCATAGTAGAACCCGTAACGGTAGAGGAGGCTAAATTATATTGTCGTATTACTGATAGCGTAGAAGATAACTTAATAGAGGAACTTATAATCCAATCTAGGGAAGCCATAGAGAAGGTTACTAATTTAAGTTTGGTTCCTAAGATTGCTACTGTTTGGTTTACTAATCTTAGCGGAATGTTTCAATTTCAATACGGACCAATTCAAGATTTTACCGAACTATTAAACGCGGAAGGCGACGAAATAGATCCGGATAATTATAGATTAGTAGGAGGACAATATCCTAGTTTAGCGCGTCCAATGTGGGAGCAATTAAAAGCTACTTATTCTTGCGGCTATCCCGAAGGCGAAGTCCCTACGGAACTTAAAATAGCTATTTTAGATCAAGTAAGCTACGGTTATGAGAATAGAGGTCTAGAAGTAGACGGTATGGGTATTTGTGAAAAGGCTTGGCGAGTTTGTCAACGTTGGACTAGAACAAGCCCAATAATATAATTTATGAGAATAGGCAGAAATAAAACTAATTACGTCGACGCAAACTCTATGAATAGATTAGTAGGCCTTTATGTGCCTACAAGGACTAGCGACGGCCAAGGAGGGTTTACTACTACGTTTGCACTACAAGAAACAGTTTGGGGCGATTTTAGGCCGCAGTCTCAAAGTAGAGCGATTTTAGAATCGGAACTTAGTTTTACTAGATTTGGTAGATTATTTATTCGATTTGGAGTTACAATAACCGACGCTTACGAATTAGAAGTAGAAGGAGATAGGTATACTATTCACTCTATTAAGAACGTAGACGACGCGAGAAGATATTACGAAATAGAAATGTACTTTTAATATGGCCGGTTTTGCTTTAAATTTAAGCGGGTTAGATAACCTTACTAAAAGGCTAACTTCTTTAGAGAGTAATCTAAGGATAGAAGTAGCGGCGGAAATGTCGGCTAGCGCTTTACGCATAGAAACAAAGGCAAAGAGAAACGCACCCGTTAACTTGGGTACGTTAAGACAAAGTATACATTCGATAAGCGATACCGGAGGACTAACGCATAGAGTAATAGCGAGCGCAAGTTACGCGCCTTATGTAGAGTTCGGGACCGGAGGGAAGGTTTCTATTCCGGCGGGATATGAAAATTTTGCCGTACAGTTTAAAGGCAAAGGATCGGGAACTTTAGAGGACCTTATTCAAGCGTTAACAGTATGGGTAAAACGTAAGGGATTAGCGGGAACTTATCAAGCTACGTCTTACGACGTTTCTACTAGAAAGGCTAGTAAGATAAAGAGAACGGGATCCGCTAAAACAAAGAAGAGCGAAGACGAAAAGTTAGCTAGATTTCTAGCGTTTAAAATACTTAAGAATGGATTAAGAGCGCAACCGTTTTTAATCCCCGCTTATGAGGACGAGAAGCCTATACTATTCAATAAATTAAAAACGTTATTAAATGCTTAATCCTAATATAGATATAAAAAAATGGTTTTATACTAACTTAGTTAGTATAACGGACTTAGACGTCTACGACGGTATGGCACCGGAAGGAGCCGGAAACGAGTACCTTATTTTAGACGGTAGAAGTTCAAGTCAAGAACAAGGAAAAACGGGCTATACTAACTCCGTAACTATGACCGTAGACATTGTTACAAAAAATGCTAACTTTGGTTACAAAAGAGCGGAGACTATAAGCGATTTAATATTAGCAGACATAAATTCGGACACTACAATAACACTAAATAATGGTTTTTACTGTTCTAGTTTATTCGTTCAAAGTGTAAGAAATATAGACGGATTAAATCCAATAGACAACGTTTTTCGAACATTAATAATATATAATTTAACAATAACTCAAAATTAAAACCAAATAAAATGGCAGAAACTAAAGTATCGGCAAGGGACTATATCCTATTAGCTGACATAGACGGAGACGCAACATTTAAGCCCGTTGCTTGTCTTACCTCTAACACAATGACCTCGACTGTTAACACAATCGACGCAACTTCTAAATGTGGCGACCAATTCCAAGCGGGACCGGCGTTTACACAATCTTTTAGAGGGGAAGGCTTCGCAATCGACGAAACCGGTACTCCTTCAAAAGATAGTTACCAACAATTATACGCGGCGCACGCGGCTAGAACCTCTTTTAATATGAAAATGGGTAAGGCTACTCCAACTTCGGGCGATATTGTGTATAGCGGTCAAGTGTTTATTTCCAATTTCGACGTTAACGCGGCGGATAAAGACGACGTTAAGTTTTCAGCGACTTTCGTAGTTACTTTACCTCCATTAACTCAAACGGAAACCGCATAAAAAAAAGTCAGTATGTATAAAATGTTATTGAAGGAAAAACAAATCCACTTGAAGTGGGGGACTTGGGCTATGCGTAGGTTTACGGATAAAAATAAGATTACAATAGATCAATATTTTGACGTACTTACTAGAGCCGCCTACGACCTTAATACGTTAGTACAATTAGTTCATATTGGATATGAGTCGGCTTGTACTAGCAATAAAGAGGAAGTAATATTTACGGAAGACGACGTATGCGATTGGATAGACGAAGTAGGAGGAGTATTTAGACAAGACGGTCCTTTAGTGGACTACATTAAATACATAGTAGATAATACGTTATTACAAGTAAATAAAGGCCCCGTCGCTAAAGCGGAAAAAAAAAAGAGTAAACCTTAATTGGGACGACGTTTTAGTTAAAGCGGCGGAATGTGGAATAAGGCCTAGCGAGTTTTGGGATATGACTTGGAAGGATTATAGTATAATCGTTTTAGGTGTTGAAAAAAGAGAATTAAACGAATGGGCTAGAACTAGAAATCTAGCCTATATCATATACCTAAGCAATACGGCGGAGCAATCCCCTAAGTCGCTTCAAACGTTTTGGCATATTCCGGATTTAGACGATAACGTCCAACAAGAAGAGAAGGTTATGTTAACTGACACGCAGTTAGCTAATACGTTAAAATTGTACGGAGTAAACTAAAAATAAAATGGCCCAAGAAACTTTACAACTGATAATAACCGCCGATAATAAGGAAGCCTTAAAGGCTATCGAGGATTTGGCAAAGTCGACGGCGGGGTTAAAGACTAAGTTTGTAGAGGCTAAAGGCGGGACGGATCAAGCTACGCAATCTTTAATAAATTTATCTAGGGTAGCGCAAGACGCCCCTTATGGATTTATAGGTATAGCGAATAACCTTAACCCTTTATTGGAATCATTCCAACGATTAAGGGCCACGTCTACGTCAAATAAAGAAGCGTTCCAAAGTTTATTATCGGTTATGACCGGACCGGCCGGTATTGGGCTAGCCTTGGGCGTAGTTTCGTCTTTAATGGTAGTCTTTAGCGAAAAGTTATTTGGAGGTAAGAAGGCCGCAGATGAAGCTAAAAAGGCCCAAGAAGAGTACGCTAAGGCATTGGAGAAATCTAAAGTAGCCGCAGTAGAACACGGATTAAAATTAGAGAACCTTATTACACTTGCTCAAAATGCTAACTTAACCGACGCAGAACGAGTAAAAGCGCTTAACGGTGTTAGAGACGTTCTTAATGGAGTAAGTAAAGGTTACGGCGATCAAATTAAAAATATAGACGACGCTAAAGAAGCAGTAAAACAATATACGGC